ATATGGCAAAAGGATCAGGCGGGACACGGAGTTCCAGCAGTAGCGCACCGAAAGGGCTATCATCCACAACCGGCGGGAATTTAAAGCCGACAAAATACACCGTCAATGGAGGGCCGGCGTACAAAGATGAGAACGGACTGTACACCAACAGTAATGGTCAGTTTGTTTTTAAGTCCGACCTCGAGAAAGCGACATCCCCTATTGACTCAGTCAAGGGATATCAGTCTATCTACAAAGATCTGTCAAGGTATGGGATGAGCCAAGCCGACAAGCTCGGATACGGCCTGGAAGCGGGACAAGACGGTTTCGTATTCAGTCACGCCAGGTCAAATGGCGCAATGGCTCGTGCAGAAGTTGTTGAGTTTGACAAAGGGCAGTACCAGATCATGGGTGCCTATGACTCTCGGGGGCACAGCATCGAGACGCTGGATAGGGCCTTTACATTCCAGGGTGCAAAAAAATACGTCGCGCAGCTTTTCAAGAGCTGGGGACACAAGTAAAAAACAAAAATGGCAGAAACACGACAGTTAAGCGCTACGTTTGCGGACCATCCAGAGTTTGTTCCGCAGATTCAGTATATCGACATTGATCTGCTTGAGGAAAATACGGGCCAATTATCAAAGATTGACCCGGTGTCCGGAGAGCAGCTTGGGCTTCCGAGAAATCCTCGTTTTATTCGGGATGAGCGGTACCGCGCCCTCAAAAAGAGCATAACCGATGATCCGGAGTACCTCCTTTACAGTCCACTGAAGGTCTATCCTTTGGCGAATGGGCACTTTATTGTCGTTGGCGGAAACCAGCGCCGCCGTGCCTGCAAGGAGCTCGGCTTCAAAACAATCCCCTGCCTCGTCTTTCTCGAGGATACTCCGATGCCCAAGCTTCGTGCCTGGGCGATCAAGGATAACCTCGCGTTCGGTAACGACGATTATGAGATCCTCGCCAATGAGTGGGACCAGGAAGAACTCGAGGCGGCAGGGATGGAACTTGACTGGGTGGCTCCGCCTGATGAAGGGGAGGAAGAAGGAGCCGGCGAGCGAACCGACGGAGAGGATGACGAGTACGATGTGGACCAGAAGGTCGAGGAGCGCGTACACCGGGGTGAGATCTGGGCCCTGGGGCCTCATCGCCTGATGTGCGGGGACTCGACCGACGCCGGCGATTTCGAGCGCCTGATGGCCGGAGAAAAGGCCGACCTGTGGTTAACCGACCCGCCGTACAACGTGAACTATGGAGCAGATATGGTAACGAAAGACGGCGGAGACAGGACGATCGAAAACGATAATATGTCCGAGAGCGCGTTCTTGGAGTTCCTTACCGAGGCATTCCAAAACGCTAGCGATGCGATGAAGGAGGGGGCGGCAGCGTATGTCTTTCATGCTGATTCGCACGGTCTCACTTTTAGGCAGGCGGTCCAGGACGTGGGATTCGAGCTCCGGCAGTGCCTTATCTGGGCAAAGGATACGTTGTCTTTGAGCCGGCAGGACTATCACTGGAGGCATGAGCCCGCCCTGTATTTCTGGAAGTCAGGCGCTTCGCATCATTGGTACAGCGACCGGACGCAGACGACGGTCCTGGAGTTCGACCGGCCAAAGAAGAGTGAGCTGCCCCCGACGATGAAACCGATCCCCCTCTTTGTTTATCTGATCCAGAACAGTTCGAAGAAGGGAGACATCGTTCTGGACAGTTTTGGCGGGAGTGGTACCACGATCATTGCCTGTGAGCAGACCGGACGGATTGGGTACACGATGGAACTCGACGAGCACTACGCATCGGTAATCGTGGATCGCTGGGAAAAATTCACGGGGAAGAAAGCAGAAAGAATCGAATAAACGAAGTACTATGGCAAAGGGAAGCGGTGGCACTCGGGCAAGTAGCCCAAAAGCGCCCAAAGGTTTGACAACAAGTTCTATCGTTGATATAAGCGAGCTCTACAAAGAGAGTGGGAACCTTGATCTCGATCGAAACGATGTGCCAAAGGTCAATGAGTCCGATTTTGTAAATGAGAATGAGTATTACAAAATGACCGAGCCAATTGACATAAGAATCGACACCAAGACATTGTTTAAAGATTGGGAAGACGGGCTGACCGGGGGCGAAAATGGCACCATGCTCTACAGGACAAAGAGTGCGATTATCGACGCGGTTAAAGCCGGCGGTGGTCCTCAGCTAAAGCAGAGCGACATCGAATACAGCGATGATGGTTACTTTACTGCATATCACCCGGTAAAAAAAATCGGAGATACAGAAAAAACGTTCTGGCGCGTTGATTCCATCATCCGCCCGACAGTGATCAGAAAAGACAAGAAAAGCGGATACCTGAGTATGGCGGACCGGTTTGGGCACCACTCATACTCCGGTCACCCATCATTTAATTACAAAGTAAATGTTTCATTCCGTGGGTCAGAAGCATATTGATTGATTAATGAGAAAAGCACATCTTAAAGATCGAAGAATGACGGTCATCGCCACCAGGGACGAGCTTCCTCTGGTAAAGTGGAACGGTCCGGTCCTCATCACTGGGATCGGAGCCATGAACGTCATGGATGCTCTGAAGGACTACCCAAGGGATACGCCGATCATTAACATTGGCTACTGCGGTGCCGGGAAGTTCCCGATCGGGACGGTAGTTGAAGTATCAGCGTGCGACCTCTATCATCCGGTGGCAGGCGATTACGATGAACATTCATTCCTTCTAGATGCGCCATCGCTCTATCTCGAGACAAAAACAGAAAGTGCGGTCTGCCACACAATCACGGACTTCGGCGGAAATCCCGACGAAGAAGGGTGCGTTTTCGACATGGAGCTGGCGTTCATCCTGGGAATGGGCTTCACGAACGTCCAGGCTATCAAAGTCGTGAGCGACAATTGCAACTACACGGAATACGAAGAAACAGTTAAAAGAACAAAGTAGATATGGAAAAAGAAGGTATAACGATACCAAGCTTCCAAGTAGACCACACCCGTCTTGACCGCGGTGTGTACGTGTCGCGCGTTGATTACGTAGGCGGCCATGCTGTTACCACCTACGACATTCGTGTTGTGCGCCCATCCTGGGCGACGGCGATGGACGGCGCGGCGGTTCACACAATCGAGCACCTTGGGGCCACGATCCTTCGCAACGGCCCATGGGCGGACCGTGTGATCTATTTCGGCCCGATGGGATGCCTGACGGGTTTTTACCTCATCCTCGCCGGCGAGCCGGATGTGGAGAAGGTCGCCGATATGGTGCGTGATGTATTCACGCAGATCCGGGATTGGCCGAAAGAGGCGCCCATCCCGGGCGCCGGGATCGGCGAGTGTGGGAACCCCACCTTCCACGACATTGTTCGTGCCAAGCTTACTGCGACCGGATTTGTAGTTGCAAAATGGGAGACAGAATACCCAAAATAATGAGGAGAGAGTATGGCAAAAGGATCAGGCGGGACACGGAGTTCCAGCAGTAGCGCCCCCAAAGGGCTTCAGGCGGCGCCGGCGGTACCGGAACCGGCTCCCATGGCGGATTCGCTGATGAAGATTAAGAAGGACGAGCGAGCTTGGCTTGATCTTGTTCAATCCGGCGATATTGATAAACTCTCGGACGAGGCATATCGCTACTATCGCGACAAGATTTACGATGCAAGAAGACAGCCCCTGGATATCGACTCTAAGTACTCCGAGGAAGAGTTCGATGCATTGACATACTATTCTGGTCACACCGGATTCGAGAACATCAACCAGGGGCTTAACGGGCAGAGAAAACTGAGCGATGAGGACAAGGATGCCATTGCCAAGATTGACAAGGCGATGCAAAAGACCAAGCTCAAGAGGGATACGGTCGTTTTCCGAGGTATAGACAAGGAAGACAGTGGGAAATGGAAGGGGTATGTATCGACGGCGCGGAGCATCTACGACGCGGACAAATTCCGAAACGATACGAAGCACCTCCATGCGTACCTGATCCCGAAGGGCACGCCGGTCGCCTACATCTACGGCGCGGGCGAGGACGAGTACCTCCTCCCCCGTGGTTTCAACCTCAAGAAATACCGCATCAAGTAAGCTATGACGGACCCAGAGAGAAAGACCGTCCGGGAGCTCGTCGAGGAGCTCCAGAAGCTCGACCAGGATCGGGCCATTTGGGTATGGTACGATATGTTCGCTGCCATCGTGCCCCGCGTCACGGAGGCCGACACCTACGACGCCGGCGGGAAAGTCCAGCCCGGCGACTACCTCATCGAAGCATGGTAAATCATCACACAAAAAATAGATCATAATGTTCGAAAAAGTCAACCCTTCACATCCAGACAAGCTCGCCGACCGCATCGCCGGCGCCCTTGTCGACATGGCATACGCAGCACAGGACACCCCGAAGATCGCAGTCGAGGTCCTCATCGGTCACGGCCGGTGCCACATCATCGCAGAGACGAGCGTCGGGCTCGATGAGTACGACGTCCAGAGTGCCGTCCACCGGATTACCGGCTCCCCCTCCATCGCAGTCGATCTCGTCCAGGTCCCCCAGGACCCTCACCTCGCCGACAACCAGCTGGGAAAGATCCGTTGTGGTGACAATGGCATCTTCCGGGGCATGCCCGTCACGGCCGAGCAAAAACGCCTGTCTGCCATTGCCCGACACATCTACGAGAAATTTCCATCCGACGGGAAGTACGTCCTTGCCCAGGAACTTCCACGACACAGGAGCCGGCTCATCATCTGCCAAAGCAACCTGAGCGACAAAGATGCATACGCCCTGGCCGGCGAGTACTACAATTCCTTTTCCCAGCTCGAAATCAACCCGCTCGGTCCGTGGACCGGAGGTACGGACGTGGACACCGGCGCGACCAATCGCAAGCTCGGCTCGGACATGGGCGACGGGGTAACGGGAGGTGGGCTCCAAGGAAAAGATGCTTCCAAGGCAGACGTCTCCGTTAACATCTACGCCCATCTTATGGCCCAGGAGAAGAGGCAGCCGGTCGAGTTCTTCTGTGCCATCGGCGACGAAGAGGTGAACGGTATCCCCTACCAGGAGATCGTGGACAAGGCACTTTCGTACATCCGCGGTCTCGGAGGCTTCGAGAAGTTTGCCGAATGGGGCCTTATTTAGCGCAAATGTGCCCCTATGTCCACCAACTTGAAGGAACTGCCACTCCAGGAACTGGAAAGGCGCTACGAGGAAAAGAAAGCCTGGCTGAACGCCAGGCTCTCGCAATATGAAACCGCTGCCGGGCCGGACTGGGATGAGCTCTTTGAACTCCGAAAGGAAATCGACCGCCGGAGAGGCGAGACAAACCCGACCGTCAACGTGAACTTTGCCGATTATCTGACCGAATAGACCGTCACGAGACCGACTTTCGACCAAAAGATAATAAATCCAGCTATTTTTGACTCTCCGCCATCCGGGAGGTATCTACCAAAAGACAATAAAACAACACGCAATCATGAAAGCTATAGGAGTAAGACACGCCTACGATCCGGATGACAGGCGCCTTGTCAACGATGTGAAAATTCCCATCACCGTACAAACGCCCGCAGGCGATATCCGGAAACGGACCGTCAAGATGTCCGAAGCGGAGTACGAAGCCTTCCAGGCCATCGTCGCCCGTCTGCTTTTCAATCACAAGGTCCTTATCAAGTTCGAGCGTAAGCCAGTCCTAGGCATCGGCGAAGAGGAAGACAAGATGGAAATCCGCGCGGTACTGACCGTTCAGGAAGAACGATAAAAAGTCACAAATGTAACCGTCTTATTGTAAAACGATAAATAATGCCAAAAGGTGCTTATAAAAAACCGAGTTTAAAAAAATTCCGGGAGGTTGTCGACTCTCTCAAGGGAGCTCGTGGCGAGGTTGCCAAGGCGCTTGGTGTTGACAGACTCACCGTAAACCGGTGGTGTAAGGCGGACCCGCAGTTCCAGGCTTGCTTTGTTGAGTACCAGGGTAAGCTTCTGGACGAGTGCCTTAAGTCCGCCCGCCTTCTTGCCGTCGGCATCCCCCAGACCAAGAGGGTCAACGGGAAGAACGTCGTCACCGGATGGAAGGAACGCCCGGACGGCCAGATGCTTCGCTATCTGATCGGGAAGCTTGGCCGCGACGAAGGGTTCGCAGAGACCCTGGACATCACATCAAACGGCGAGACGATCAGCGCACCGGTAGCACAGCCTGTCGTTGTCGAGATCATCGACCGCCGCGACCAGGTGCGGACACCGGACCAAGAGGAGGATGCCGGTGAAGAGAGGTAATACCGCCGCACCAAAACCCATCTACGTCCAAACGACGCGGGTTTATCCCGAGATTCAACACGCCTTGGATTCCGGGTACACAACCGTGTCCGAACAAGGATCGGCTAGATCGTCCAAGACCTACAACACGGTCATCTGGCTCGTTGACTACTGCCGCCACCACCCGCACACTAAGGTTTCAATCGTCCGAAAGACCCTCCCGGCCCTGCGCGGTTCCGTCCTTCAGGACTTTCTGGAGATCATTGACCGTTTCGGCCTTTGGGACAAAAAGCGATTCAATAAATCTGAGCTCGCATTCACCTTTCCAAACGGGAGTTGGATCGAGTTTTTCTCCTGCGACAACGAGCAGAAGCTACGCGGTCGAAAACGCGACATCCTCTATGTCAATGAAGCAAACGAGCTGACGGAGGTTGAATGGAAGCAGCTAAAGATGCGTACTACAACCTTCTCTATCTTGGACTACAATCCTTCATTCTCCGACGAACACTGGATATGCCGCGTTAACTCCGATCCTCGAACCTACCACTTCATCACGACCTACCGCGACAACCCTTTTCTCGAGCAAACGATCATTGACGAGATTGAGAGTTACCGGACCCAAAGTCCAAATCTGTGGCGAATCTACGGGCTTGGGCTCCAGGCGGTTATTGAGGGACTGGTGTTCACAAACGTGGAGTACGATGTGGATGAGATACCGGTGGCGGCACGGAAGCACAAGTTTCGCGGGATTGACTTTGGATACGCAAACGATCCAACGGCTATCGCGGACCTTTATTTCTCCGGGAAAGACGTCTATATCGATGAGCTTTGCTACCAGACGGAAATGCTCACATCTGACATCGTTAAGGTGTTCAAGGATAACGACCCGACGGTTAAATGCATATCCGAGAGCGCAGATCCGCGCCTGGTTCAAGAGATCTACCGGGCCGGCGTCAACATTCATCCTGTCGTGAAGTACCCCGGTTCCGTGCAAGCAGGCATCCAGACAATGCAATCATACCGTTTTCACATCACGAGGAGGTCCTTCAATGCAAAGAAGGAATTTAAAAACTATGTCTGGCAACAAGATAAAGAGGGAAAGTGGCTCAACGTGCCGGTTGATGCGTGGAACCATGTAATCGACCTTTCGCGGTATGTATTTCTGAATGAGGTCATGGGCGGCGCTCCGCGTCCTCTTAACCTATCCAGGCTGGCCGGTGCCGCTGGCCGGTAACTTTTTTTGCTTTTTATTTCCAAAAAGTATTACTTTGTAAAACTTTTATTCTAGATCAGTCCCAATCAATCCAAAACCTGCGCAGGAAAATGGATATCAAGGAACTCATTAAACAGGCAAGGGAAAACGGTATAGACATTACGGGAGAGCTTCGTGAGAAGTCGATCCACGTCCCGGCATGGGATGCGCTAAAAAAAGAGTACGAGCCATCGTTACACCCGGTGATGGACACGTCGCAGTACCCGGACGTGACGATTTTCGACGAGCGCCCGTCGGAGACGGAGGTGGACAAGTTCGGGAATCCCGTCATTGTGAAAGTAGCGACGGGGACCGAAAAAGTTTCGCGGGTGACGTATGCGCTACAGAAACTCGCGGCAAAGAGGACGACAGAGCTCTGCTTTGGAATCCCCGTCAAGCGGATTTACAAACCGCAGAATGACCGCCAGCAAGAAATCGCCAAATACCTGGAGGCCATCTTCCAGCGGACACGGATCGACAGTGTAAATATCGATCGCGGCCTGAAGCTCTTTGCGGGCTGTGAATTCTTCACGCTGTGGTACGGAGTTGAGCGGAAGCATGACCTGTACGGCTTCCCGGCCAAGTTCAAGATGCGGTGCGCCACGTTTTCGCCCATGCAAGGTGACGAACTCTATCCTCTCTTTGACGAATACGGAGACATGGTGGCGATGAGCTTTGCCTACAAGAGGCGCGTCAAGGATCAGGACGTTTCATACTTCGATACATACACAGAGGATGTACACATCCGGTGGAGCAACGAGGGGACAGACGGGAACGGTGCCATGCGCAAAGTCGTAGACGAGGATATTAAGACCGGAGGAAAGATCCCTGGTGTGTACTGTTACAGGCCGCAGCCGGTATGGGAGGACCTGAGTCCGCTGGTGTACGAGATGGAGTGGGCGGTGAGCCGGAACGGGAACTATCTGCGGTCAAACTCGAGGCCGATCCTCGCGGCGTGCGTGAGTGAAGAAATCGGCTGGGGCAAATCGCCGGGAACGGATAAGGCTTTCAAAGATATCCTACAATTCCCAGCCGGATCATCCCTTCAGTACGTCACCTGGAACCAGGCTATCGACAACCTGAAGTTTTACGTTTACGAACTCAGGCAGATGTTCTTCACGCAGCTCCAGCTCCCTGACTGGTCCTACGAAAACATGAAGTCCTCCCCCATGAGCGGCGAGGCCAGAAAACAGTTGTTCATCGACTGCCACCTGAAGGTCAAGGACGAGAGCGGCCGGCTGATCGAAGCCCTGGATCGCGAGGTCAACGTCGTGAAGTCTTTCCTCAAGGTCATGCTCCCGGGCGACGAGAAAGATATCGATGCTCTCCCGGTGGAGAATGTCATCACGCCCTACGTCATAACGGATGAAAAGGACACCGTGGAGCTTCTGCTCCTGAAGAACGGAAGCAAGCCCCTCATGTCCCAGGAGGAGAGCATCCGTGAGTTCGGCGCATCCGAAGACGTTGACAAGACGATGGAGTTGATCCGTCAAGAGGGGATGATGGACGCCATGTCCGCAGCGATGTAGTTACCGGCGGGAAGGCCGCAGTAAGCCGCGGTAACGGCCTCGTTGCCCAGCGGTGGAGCAAGTGGCCGGACCGCAATATGAAACGCGCAGGATGGCGGCCAAAAAGGACAAATACGACAAGCTATACGACAAGGAGCTTGCGGCGATACTCCGCGAGATAGACAAGTTGTATTCCGACCTGGCAAATGAGGTTGGTACAATCGGGATTACGTATTCGTCCTCCGTCCATAAGGAAGCGCCGTTCATCCTCTCGAAATACCCGCTGATCCAGAAGCGCATCGACGCCCTTGTAAAGAAGCTCGCAAAACGCCTGGGTACGGCCGTCGTAAACGGCGTCCGTTCAGCCTGGACGCTTGCTAACGACAAGAACAACGAGCTTTGCAACCTGGTGTTCGGGGAAATGGCGAAAAGCCTGACGGCCGACCAGGAGCGCAGATACTACACCTCCAACGGTTCGGCTCTCGACGCCTTTCTCCAGCGCAAGGTCCGCGGGCTCTCCCTCTCGGACCGGGTGTGGAACTATGCCGAGCTGTTCAAGGAGCAGATCGAGGCCACCCTGGAGCTCGGGATCAAGACCGGCGAGAGCGCCCAGGAGATGGCTCGGGACCTCAAGACATACCTCCGATTCCCGGACAAGCTGTTCCGGCGGGTCAGAGACAAGGAGACGGGGGAGTTGCACCTGTCGAAGGCAGCACAACGGTTTCACCCGGGCCAGGGTGTCTACCGGTCTTCCTACAAGAATGCATACCGCCTCGCGAGGACGGAAACGAACATGGCCTACCGGACCGCGGATCACCTGCGCCGGACCCAGCTCGACTTCGTGGTGGGCATCGAGATTCACCTTTCCAATAACCACACCTGCCTAGGCCCGGACGGGAAACCGCACCCGTTCTTTGACATCTGCGACGAGCTCCAGGGGAAATCCCCCAAATGGTTTGAGTTCAGGGGCTGGCACCCCGCGTGCCGCTGCTTCACCACCACCATCCTCAAGACCGACGACGAGATCGCCCGCGACCTGGACGGGATCGACCGTGGTTCCGTCAACACCGTCAAGGAGATGCCTCCGCAGTGGGGGCGCTGGCTGGAGAAAAACCGCGACCGCGTTGACATGGCGGCCGCCCGTGGCACACTCCCCTACTTCCTCAATGACAACCCGTGGGCCTGGCAGGAAGGCGTGGAAATGCCGGGTCAGCTTAAGCCGGCCCTTGTCCGTGCCCAGGAGCGACACATGGCCAGGACGCCGGAGCAGATCGCGGACATCAGGGCCAGGTGGCAGGAGAGACAGATCGCGTACAACGACGCGAAGATGGTCCTCCGCCTGGCAGACAGCATCCCGGACCTCCGCACGGCGTGGGAGGGGAACTACAGGCTCGGATCGCTGGACCAGCTCCGGGAGATGTACGAGACCGGAAAATTCAAGAGTTACGCCAACCTGGCGCTGGCGGCACGGTCGGTGCTGGACAACATCAAGGAGATCCGCGACGAATTCGACACCCTGGCCGACCCGTTCAGGTCCATGCAGGAACACGGTGTCGCGGCGACACGCGGCGTTCACGAGGCCGTCAAGAAGAAACTTTCCTACTTCGATTCGCACGGAGACATCGACTGGAAGATCAAAAAGCTCAAGTTCGAAATTGACTGGCTGGATAAGCCGGAGAATCAGAAGTACACCACCTGGAAGGTTGCCCAGGAAGCATACCGGAAGGCCCTCGCCGAGGCCGAGACGGAGAAGTTCTGGAGCGAGAAGCAGCTCAACGCCGTGAAATGGATGAGCCTTGCAAAAACCGTTGCGCCCGACCTTGCCTCCCGAATGCGCGTGGCGTGGAAGAAGCAGGACGATACCGCGATGAAAGACCTCATCGCGAAGGTCCAGGAAGAGGAGAAGTGGCAGAACAACGCGAAGATTCTCGAGCAGTTCAAGGCGCTACCCATCTATGCCCTCCTGGAGAAGAACAACGCGGAGTACACGTTCCTTTCGGACTTGGAGCAGGCGGTTCAGACACGGGACGATGCTCTTTTCTTCGAAGCCAGGAACAGCGCGGTCCAGGCGGCCGGAAGATACAACGGCTTGCACTCTATCGCAGAGACCATCATCAAGAATCTTCGCAACTACAACGAGGATCTAGCCGCAGATGCCCTGGAGAAAGCCGACAAGGAGGCCGTTCTCTCCGAAATGGAGCGCCTGATTAAGGAGGGCCAGAACGCCGTCGAATGGGCCAAGCGACGCATAACGTGGAGGGCGTACTCCGCGAATAAACCCGCCTACACGCTGGACGAGAAGAACGGGTTCGGGTATCTCGCTGCCATGGAAAGCGCTCTTGACAGTTGGGACGAGCCGGCATTCACGGGTGCGCTGAAAAAGCTGGAGCACGCCATCGTCATATACAACGACTACGTCGCCCAGGCAAAGATGCTCGTTGACCGCCTGGTCAATGCGGGGGCGAAAGAAGCCGCCAGGGTGCTTTCCGATACCGTGGACGGGTACATCCTCGCCGACATCGAGAAAGCGATCGCCAGGGCAGAAGAGGAGGCCATCTGGGCCGAGCTTATTTCCCGCGCGAAGATGTTCACCGAGGGTGTTGACAGGGCGACACTAGAGGGGCTCGGTCGGAAAACGCTCCTCAAACTCATTGAGCGAGACATCCAGCTTCACGATGTCGTATCCCTCCAGATGGACGTCGAAGAAGCCGAGAGGGTCGTAAAGGAATGGAACGACCTTGCGACAAAAGCCGAGGATCTTGCTTTCGAGGTCTCTCCAGCCATCGGCGAAGAAATCGGGGACGCGGTCACCTCTTACGACAAGCAGAAGCTCGAAGCCGCCGTCAAACGCGCCGAGAACTACAAGGCGGTGTTCGGTCCACTGAAGGAAAAGCTCGACGAGCTGAACGCCAAAAAGCCTAGCCTCGAAAGCGCCATCCAGGCGAAGCAGGACGAGCTCAAGAAAAAGCGCGACGACCTGGCAAAGCGCCGGAAAGAGGTCAAAGACCAGACGCAGAAGATCCTGGCCATGTTCGCCGGCTCATCCGGCGAGACGATCACCAGGTCCGTCTACTGGAAGGAGAACGAGGCAAAGCGTCTCCAGGTCAACGAGGACGCGAAGGCGCTGCGCGGCGAAGAGAAGAAACTCGAGGGTGCCATCCTCCGCTTCGCCGATTGGGACGACGTGGTCACCAGCGTAGAACTTGCCATCGAGCAGGAGAAGGCCGACCAGGCGAAGGTTGGTATCGACGATCTGCAGAAGATTGCGGATGAGGTAGAGAACGCGGCCGGCGTCGTTAATGGGGAAACTTACGAAGTTGACGGGATTAAGTTTGGCCCCGGCATGAGCTATGGGATCAAATTTTCCAATGATGATTACGATCAATCACGCAAGGACGGCGCCGAGTGGTTCCAGACGATTGACGACTCTAAGAAAAAGCTTCTCCCGATTGTGGGCGACTTCTTCAAAAATGCGACATCCGCCGAAAAAGATGCCGCCCTCCGATACACCGGTGGCTCCGGCTACGTCAATCGTCCTCTCCGTGGCTATGACGACGACTGGTACGACTTTAAGGGTCTGGGGCAGATCGGCATGAACCACGAGAGCTCCAACGGCGCAAAGGACATCAAGGCGCTGACGGAATTCATTGGCCGGTGTTCCTATCCCTTCGACATGTGGTTACAACGCGGTGTCGATGACCGTGGCCTTATGGGCTTCCTCGGGATCGACAATCTCAATGAAGCGACGGTCAAGGCACTTGTTGGGAAAGAGGTTGTAGACTGTGCGTTCTTCTCTTGCGGAACAGCGAAGGGTACCGGATTCCCGGGTAATATTGTAAACGTGTTTGCGCCGGCAGGGACGCGAATGCTATATGTCGAAAGCCGATCTCGATATAACGGAGAAAACGAAACGATTATCCAGCGAAACACCAGGTTCCGCATCACCAAGGTCGAATACTCACACTACAGTTGGTATATTGACGTAGAGGTTGTCGGTCAGATTAAATAGGTGTTCGCAAGCCAAACCCTAAAATCGTCCGGGGAACCGTTGAGCCAGTGTTCGTAACGGTTGAAGAGTAAAGCCACGAGAGAATCCGGGACTCTCTTCTGCTTACCGAAATCACCAAGGCCGGCCTTGTCCAACTGTTTCAGTTCCGAAGCATAAGAGTCTCCATCAAGTTCTCTCTTTACCCATATCCTTTCGTATTCCCAGAACATACTCTTGTTTTGGTCTTTTCCAAAGAACGGGTTATTTGTTTCTCCCTTGTAGTACCTGCAGGAGGCCAGCAGCGCCTCCTCTTTTGCCTTCTCCGGGCTTTTCTCACCCGGGATGGACACGATGATCGGTTCCATTTTTATTTTCCATTTAATCCGATTTGCAAAGTTACCTATTTTTACTCAACTTTGCCTGAAACTAACAGGCAAGGTTATGGAAACTGAAAAGAAAAAGCTCTACGTCAACACAGGAGCATCAAAGAGGGTTAAGTTCCTCCGTGGCTTATCATGGACACTTGCAATTGGGGGCATCGTTGCGTCACCATTCCTTGGTGCACTGGCCGACGAAGAGGTTGCAACCGGCGTCTTGATCGGCGGTATCACTTTTTTTCTTATCGCTATATTTATCAAGCCAGTCTACGTCCGTACGCTTGCAGCAGAGATTGAGATAGCAAGGGCCAGGGAAGAATTCGTTTTCTTCGCCGACCCCGAGTTCAAAGAAGAGATCAAGGATTAATAGATTACGGTTCTGTAAAACTGTTGAACAACAGCTCGGATATCCCCGGGCAGATACGTCATTGCCATTTTCCTCATCCCATCGGGAACCCCGTAAAGCGCCTCGGCCCAACCGCCGACAATGGCGCCGATCGTATCGCTATCCCCACCAACCAGGATCGCCTTGCGAATGGCGTCCTCGAATGACGTACTCGCCAGGAGGCACGATGCTCCTACCGGAACCGCATTCATGCAACTCTCATTGAACGGGTTCGAGAAGGGACGGTACTCCGGTATGTCATACTGACCCTCTACCCAGACCCTGAACGCCGTTTTTATCTTCTCGACACTTTCGCCGGCCCTGCGCCCCTCAAGAATGACGTACCCGGCTGTTGCTGTCGTGGCCGCCCCCTTCACGCCCTCGGGATGATCGTGCGTAACAAGAGCGCTCGCCATGGCCATTTCCAGCGCCTGGTCGTGGTCGGTCGCAAGAAACGGGATCGCACTCACTCTCATCGCCGCTCCGTTCCCGAAGCTCCAGTAGGGACCCGCACCAGGAGTATTCAGCCAGGCGCTGAATGAAGATCCGTAACAGCCCTTGGGGTGAGGGTAACGGTTGCACCAGTCGCGGAGAGCATCGTCAAACTTCCGGCCGTTCATCACCGCATCCGCAATGGCCACGGTACAAATGGTGTCGTCCGTGAAATCACAATCACGGGTGAACAGCTTGAACTTGTCGCTCTTGGCGTTGTTGAACTCAAATCGCGATCCCGCGATGTCTCCGATAATTGCTCCAATCATTTTTTATCCTCCAGCTTAAAATGGGCCAATTTGTAGCCACGGTTAAACAATCTACAGGGTTGGACATCATCGCTTTCGCAAAGTCTCTTAACCGTGATGTCACAAAGGGTACAAGGTGATTGCGCCAGGCCGGGAATGTAGGTTGTCCTTACGGCCTTGTATGATTTTCCGTTGATGACGATTCCGTTTTTCACAGTTTTTCCTCCTTCTTTGCTCTGATATCCCATGCCCACTCGTTCCCGCCGGCGGTCAGGATGCGGAACTCGTTACGACCGCAATCCTTTACTTTCTTGATATTCCTACCGTGGAGACGCTTCCACTCGGCCTGCTTGCGTGCTTCCCTGAGCCAGGTCTGGGCCTCCTCCCGGGAACCGAACGTACCAACCACCCGGCGAAAACGCTGCGGGTAAAGGTCGTTGATGTCTGTCGCACTGGGGTTGTACCCGTAGATGCGAAGGTGATCCTGGTAGGTGTAGCGCCACTCGGGCATTCTCTTGATGATGATCTTGGTAGGCATGATAATCAGGTGTTTAACTTGCTTTACTCACATTACGGTCCTTGTTCAAAAAAGGTTCATAAAACGTGCACTATTTTCGATTCTTCATTCAGATGTTTTTCCACGCCGAGTGCCTGTCAATAAAACGAGAGTAGCCCTCCTTCGACAAGGCACCGTTGAAATAGCGATGCTTGGAAATAAACTCATACGGTTGCGGACCGGAATTATCCATCGAGTAAAAGTTAAGAACACCATACTTTGTCCTTTTCCCGTCTTCAGTCAGCGTAATAGAAACCCAGTAATCCCGAGAGCCAAATTTGCCAACCTGTTTTTCCCACCGGTTATTCGCCGGGGCACACCGGTCGTCCTTTACAAACCCTTGTGATTCTAAAAACTGTTGTGTAACCATAGCTTTACATATCAAGGTATCTCAAAAGCTCTTCCCTGTCATCCTCCGAAAGGTCCAACCCCTCGGAAAGCTTCAACCTCAAGCATTTCTTGCGGCCAACGAGGCGCTCTGCGGCCTCTTCGAGAATGTCGTCGAGGTGTTCGCTGGCTTTGCGGAGAATAACCTTCACGGCGGCTTCTTCGGCCTCCCAGTGGGCTGCGAGTTTTCCCTTTAGGTTGGCATTCTCCCTGGCGACCTGCGATTCCTGGAAAAGCGCGATCCCACATTCAATCGGGAAGTCATTCCTGATGTTCTGGCACATGGCGTCGATCTGCTCGTCGCCGAAAAGCTGGGCGAAGTACGTGTCGCCCTTGAGGCTCTGAAGGAGCTCGATTTCTTTCTCTTTTTGCATGGCTATAGTTTTTCGAATTCTACACATTCCGCGATGAAACGGTCCGTCTCGTAAGTCTCCCCGTACGTCGCAAGGTCTGCCCATCCGGCCACTTCCTGTGCCAGGGGGATTCCGTTTTCCGCGAGCTCATCTCCAACGATGGAGTAGATGGCGTTGTATACCTGGTCCTCGGTCCTTTCGTGGAACTTGAACCCGCTCTTCTTAACTGTGATTATGATCATGGTATTTGTTTTTCAAGTATTCCTTTTCTCGGCTCCAGCCCGCCGTATCGAAGGCAAGCGCCGATGTATTTCCAGGTAGCAAATGAGTTCCTGATCCTGATAAATGTGTCGTAGATAGGCTGGAGGGTCTCATTGTCAACGTCCCTCGGTTCTCCGCTCATGAATATACCGAAGTGGTATTCAGTTGGAGGTACAGCGTTGACCAGTTGAGTCACGACATCCGCATCAACCAGCATCCCGGGAGAAAGGCGAAGTTCTCCGTCTCTCTCCCAGTCGGCCATGGTGTAAATCTTACCCGTAAAATCAAATCCAGTCCTAATTTTCATAATACATTGATTTTTAATCGTTTAACTTGCTTTATGCAAATAAGGCATCTATTATTTTCACTTGCAAGTAAATCCGGATTTATATCGTTATCTATTTTACATGCCCTCCTGTGTCTTGCGAGCCTTTCGGTGGTATCCGGTCTTCATGAACGGCTCGATGTAGATCAGTTTGTGCGTCCACTTCCCTTCCGGATCAAGAACCGGCTGCCTGCGAAAATGGCCTCTTACCGGGAACGGGCTGTTCACGTCAATGTCCATGTCCCAGGTGCAATCCACCTGAATGTAATTGAACGGCCTGAACCCCTTCTTCCTTCGGAATGCGCTCGGTGTTGAATCCGGGATATACTCCTGGCTGTACACTTCGCTTGTCTTAAGAAAGACGAACGCCTTAAATGCCATGAGCACCTGGCCCCAGGCAAAAGCATGAACCTGAAAGACGGGAATGGATTTGTGGTTCTCCTTCTTGAATTTTTCAAGTGACCGCTTGTTCTCAAGCATCGCGTACACCGTAGACAAATCCCCTTTCATAACCTCCGGGAAATCGCCGGCGAGCGCCTCAAACAAAGGCGTCCAGGGCTTCATCTCGTCCCGGTGCGGGAACTTGTTCAATCGCAGCATCGTGAGAAGGCTCCAGGGCAAGATTTCAACACCGCCGCTGAACTCCTTGTCCACGACAACGTAACCAACCTTGTGGACACCTGAGCAGACGTTCATATACAGCCGGCCTTCGATGATCGCATAAAATGCACTCAAATCATCCTTCCCGTTCCAGGATTCCTTCGGTATGACGATGTAACCGCACTCGTCCTTCTGCAACACCGGAGCCATCAGCTCGACCGGCCCGAGAAGCGACCAGACCTCCATCTTGTCCACCCGGCGAGCGACCCGCTTTGTGAAAAGCAATATCTTTTCACGGCCAAGATTCTCGTACTGTGCCTTGAACAGATGGTGCATGGGCTCCACAAAATCGTTCCTGCCCACAACCCTCTCACCTGGATGCCTGGTCCGGAGATCGGCCATGTCGCGCAGCGCATCCCGTGCCGAAGCATTGAGTTCCCCGAATCGTTCCCTATCAATCCTCATCGTCGTCTCCTCCCATTTCTTTGTATGTTCCAACAACTGCGTCTCCGACGATGACGTCCCAGGGCAAGATCACATCATCGGCCATATCCGTGGCCTTCTTATTGATCGGGAACCCCAGGGCCTTCCCGTCCTCATTGACCACCATGATCCGGTCGTCTGAAAGATAAACGTTTTCGATAAACCCGCCGACGAGTTCCTGAAGCTCCTCCAGATCGAAATAGCGGCCGTTTTTCGGGGCCACTGTGGCCGTTTCGCCACTTGCTTTGATAAGTTGTGCCATTGCTATAAGATTTTGCTTTTGCGGGCCTTTCCTGCCCGCCTAAACGTCAATGTACACGCCCTTCTCGTCGCTGAAATAGATAGCCCACGTCCACCCGTAGGCATTGCAAACACCAGCGATGTCTGTGACCAGCATTCCATGAATGTGATTGGCCCCAGGCTCTTCGAAAATTTCCACCGTGTCATTTACCGTCCCATAATAGAACGGGTCCACCTTCCACTTTCCGTCGTGGATTCGATTCCAATCGTCAATGATAGGCTTAAGGATGCGGATCTTTTCCTTCTGGACCTTCGAGAGAATCTTCTTTGCCATAGATTATTGTCTTTTTGCGTCAAACTTCGCGTAATATCCGTTTCGGTTCATGTATCCGATGGCGCCAAGGAACGTAGCGAACAGCCTCGTTCGACCACCAATCTGCGCCCTGTAACGGTACCGGCCGAGAACCATGCAACCGGTCACGCTGGCGATATCGCCATCCTTCTCAAATAGCTGTTCCATATCTATTCGGGTAAATCTTCTGCGGTTGAACTGACTTTCTTTCTTGGATAAAGCACCTGATCTGCCTTCGCCAGGATTGACTGATACATCTGAATCCGGAGCGACGCCTTCTCACTGGTCATATCACAAGTCCAGCGCTCGTAATAAAGCCCGTCCGGGATCAGAGATGGGTGCCTCTGTCTGATCATCTCCGCCCGGTCAGCCAGGCCCTGGAGAAAAGAGATCTGCTTTCTT